TTGCCCTAATGCCCCAAGTCGAAGCGATCAAGTGGTCTAAGGGCCGCAGAGCGGAGTTCCAACGCTGGTTCCACCAGCAACTCTGGAACACCAAGGGAGACCAAGCTAAGCTAGTCACTGTCTGGCAGGATCAGATCGAACAGTGGCGTGCCAAGCTTCCTACCGGTATCAAAGAGTTCCCTTGGCCGGGTGCCTCTAACCTCCGCTTCCCTCTTACCGCCATCCATTCAGATCCTGTCTACGCAGATCTGATGCAGTCCTTCCACGCTACTGACCAGTTCTGGCACGTTGATCCTATCCACGCGCCTCAACTCGTCCACCATGCCAACGCGCTCCGAGAGGCTCTCTCTGTCATCGACCGAGACTTCCTCCACTTACGAGGCGTCAACGAAAAAGCCCTTCTCTACAACATCATCCTTGGCACCGGCATCTACAAGACTCACTGGGTCCATAGCTCCCGCAATACCAAGGGCTACGAGAATGGCATCATCACCAAGCAACTCAAGGTAACCTCCCGTCCCGCAATCGAGTACGTCCCGCTCAATCACTTCTTTATTCCCGCCGACTCATGGAACATCGATCCCGATGCTCCGGTTGGTGGCGCTCAGTGGGTGGCTCAGAAGTTCTACCTCACAACCAACGAACTGAACGCAGCCGCTGCCGCTATAGGTGGCTCTTATCCTCCATACGATAAGCGTGCAGTCACAGTCGTCCAAAGCTACGTCACCGACCGCCCCCAAGAAGATACCGTTGATCAGAAGATCCGTCAACTAGACGAGTACACTCCTTGGCAGTCAGACCGCGCCGAACTCTACGAGGTCTGGTGCCGCTTCGACGTAGACAACGACGGCATCGACGAAGACATCGTCGTAGTCTGGCATCATGAGACCGAAGAGATCCTCCGCGTTACCTACAACCCCTACCACCACGGGCAGCGCCCATTCGATAACGTCCGCTTCCTTCCCGGCTTCGGCTTCTATGGCATCGGGATGGCAGAGATCGATGAATGGGCACAGGCCACCATGACCAAGCTCCTCAATGCCCAGATCGACAATGTCATGGTCGCCAACACTCGCATGTATGCTGTGCCACGAGGAATGAATGCATCGAACGATGTCTTCCCGGGCAAGACTTGGATGGTCGGCCCCGGTGAGAGCGTCGGTGAAGTACGCCTTGGCGACATCTACCCCTCACTACCGACCACTATGGGCTTCATGCTCCAGATGGCAGAGTCGCGTGTGGGTGTGTCCGATCTACGTCAGGGCAACCTAACAGATCTCCCATCCCGAACTTCCGCAGCTACTACCCTCACCATTCTCCAAGAGGGTAAGAACCGTCACGATGAAGTGATGACTTCTATGCGAGAGCCACTCGGTCGTATGGGGACTCGCACCATTCAGCTACTCGCCCAGCATATGGTCGATGATCCAGAGCGCTGGACGCAATACTTCCAATCCACCCTCGGGGAGACAGACGCAGCCCTAGTCCTAGAGGTTCTCGCTCGCCCCGTCAGCGAGATCGGTGACACCTTCGGCGTCATCCCAACCGCTACCTCTTCCGCTGCCAACAAGGAAACCGACAAACAGAACTTCGTCGCAGTCCTCCAGCTTGTATCTCAGATCTACCCGCAGCTTGTCCAAACAGCCATGCTCATCGAGCAGGCTCCTCCGGGTTCCATCGCAGCCCAGACTGCGCTCTCTGCATACACTGGCGGCGTCGAGCTACTCAAGAGATTGCTTGAACGCTTCGATATCCAAAACCCAGACCAGTACGTTCCCGACCTACAGGCGCTCCAGCAGCAAGGGCAGATTGGTGCGCCGGGTCAACAGCCTCCTTCGGACCAGCCGCAGCTTGCACCATTGGGTGGATTCTTCGGCCCGGGACCATTCCAAGGCGGCGGTGGTCGTCCACTAGGATCAATGTTAGGAATCTAAATGTTTTACCCACTGTGGCGTCGGTTGTCCGGGCGCAGTGCTACCAAAACAAAGAACCTCTACGATCTTACAGAAGGCCAAGTGCAGCAGCTAGCCCTCCTGACGAAGCAGCCGGGATGGGAAGTCTACATGCACCTCTTAGACCAACACTCATCTACTGTAGCAGAAGAGCTCCTCAACGGAGGATACGAAACTCTTCTCGAAACTCGCGGCGTTATCAAAGGATACCGAGAAGCCGCGCTAATTGTAGTCAACATTCTTCAAGAGAAGGAGCAACGAGATGTCCGAGAACTATCCGAACTTGCAGCCACCGCCGACAGGGAACGAAGAGTCCAACTCTCCACCCGGTACTCCCCCTTTGCCGATGGAACCCGCTAGATACACAGCGGAAGACAACGTCCCAGCATGGGCCGTTGGTAAGACCGCAGCAGAGGTCCTCGATATGACCTCTAACCTCATGCAAACTATGCAGACCTATGAGACTCCGGCCCAACCGCCTGCATCTCGGCAGCCACAGTACGGCAACGTATATAATACTGCACCGCCTGCTGTCACTCCTCTCGCCCAGCCCGATCCAGAGCTAGCTCTTACCAACGCCCCTGAGTACCAGCGTCAGCTTGACGTTTACATGGGCCAGCGCGAGGACCGCTTAGTTGATCGCCTTGGCGCTCAGTTACAGGGCTACATGCAGCCAGTCACCTCTACAATGGGCACTCTAGCCCGCTCACAGGTGGCAACCGATCCTAACTTCGCTCAGGTCTTCTCCCGCTACGGCCATGAGATCGACCAAGAGTTCGTCCGTAACAACATCCCCGTCACCAACCGTACTCCCGACTCCTACCGCATGGTAGCCGAGATGGTGCAAGGCCGACACTGGAAAGAGTTCGCTAGAGAGGAAGCTGTCAAGCTGGCCTCCGAAGGCGTAGGTCAAGGTACCGCACGCTCTTCCGTTGGTCCCGGTAACTTCGCAGGCTCCTCTGGCGGTGACGCGCTCGATGAAGCTTGGGAAGATGACGTATCATTCTTCTCTGCTATGAGAGCACAAGGACTCAACAAGTCCGACGTTAGGGAAGCTGCACGGAAACAAGGACTTCCTATTGACAAGTGGGTTAAAATGGTATCCGGTAGTAACGTATTCATAGCACCCGATGGGAAGCATGTCCAGATGCGCAGACAGATAGGAGGCGAAAATGCCTAAGAAGCCCTTGCTCTTCGCGGAGTTAGATAAGGCTGATGGCCCGCTGCCTAGGCGTATCAGAGATAAGTTAGGCCCTGACTACATCCCGGGTTACTCCGAGGCTGTCATGGCTAACGATCTCTCCACCTCGGAGATTATCTCTCAGGATGTCAAGGACAAGTATAACCGTCGAGATTTCGGCACAGGCCCATCCACCCTTCCATTCGAATTCAAATGGGTGAGAGTGACCGGACCGAAGGGTGAGATGTCTCACTCTGCAGATGAAGACGCGTATCAATATAAGATGCAGGGTTATCACCCTGTAATTGTGGAGTCTACAGCAGACTTCACAGAACGATTCGGCTTTGGCTTTCCGCCTGCTGGCCGACTCGGTGAAGACGGTATGATCCGTCACCGCGATGTTGCACTGTTCTATGTAGACAGGCAGACAGCAGATCGCCTCGAAGCTGAGCGTATGGAGGCAAATCGCCGCTTGCTCGGCCACAACCAGCCCGGTGGTGCACCTATCCGACAGGTCTATGACTTCGAGGAAGAGGAAACATTCACTGAGCGGGTTGAGTCTACACACAACTACAACAGTTGAGGAACTAATGGCTATCCTTCCTGCCTATCGACAGGGTGGGGGTTCGCCGCCAATCATCGAGTCTGCTGCTAGTGGGAGCAAGTTCTCTCGCGGCTGCATTGTGCAGTTCGTGGGGTCTAAGGTCTCACAGCAGAATCTCGTGGGTGCTGCGCTTGGAAGCGCGGACCTCGGAGGAGTGGCGCTTGCGTCATCGCAGGATTCGATTAATGGCTTGATCCCTGTCCAGATTATCGCTGCCGATGATGTCTTTTTGGCTGACATCGCCGCTGGCGGGACTTACGTTCGCGGTACCGAGTATGATCTCATCCTTTCAGGCGGAGAGCATAACGCTACCTCATCCACAAAAACACCGCGCCTCGTGTGTGTGAAAGCTGAAGACGAAGTTCTAGGGCAGTCGAATGCCTCTCGAATCCTCGTCAAGTTTATCACTCATTCGGGTCTCGTTGACCTGACTTAAGGAGAATAGATCATGCCTATGACCGCTGGTCAATTCAGACTGCTCCTTGAGCCGGGGCTGAGTAACATCTGGTTCGACCCCTATCCTCTTGCTCCTTCAGAGGTTGAAGCGCTCTTGAACGTGCGTGACTTCCAGAAGGTAACTGAGACTGACGCTAAGATGACCGGCTTCGGTGATCTACAGACTCAGGACGAGGGACAGGGAATCATCTATGATGAGGCCATTCCGCCTATCACGCGGGATTACAACTTCACCATCCGAGCACTCGGTTACAAGATTACCGAGAAGCTGCAGGACTGGGAGTTGTACGGACAGATTATGAAGTTCGAACAGGGTCTCCGCGAAGCTGCTGAGTTTGACATCCAGACGTATGGGTTTGCGCTGTTTAACAACGCTACCTCTACTACTGTGTCTGCTGGCTTCGATGGACTCGCTCTTGCTTCAACTGCTCATACCCGTCTTGACGGTGGAGCTACGCAGGCCAATCGGCCTACTACCCTTGGAGCCCT